CTTCCATAAGCATTGTTGCGTATAAAGTAGAAGTTGATGATAACTGGCGTAGATCCTCATAGCCCATACCTGAGAAGTTTGCATCAAATGAAACCTGATCAGATAGTGAGTATGAGTTGTAAGGCAAGATTAGATCATCTGCTGTGTAAGAGATCTGTGGGCCACGGATTAACTCAAGTGGAGTAGAACCGCCACCAGCAAAGTTATTCTGTGTGCTTTCTGTAATACCAGGCCAAATTTGTCCTTGTCCGCCTGTACCTGTACCTGTGTAACCAAGAATTCTCTTTACACGGTGAGATGTACCAATTCCCTTTTTGCGTGGAATACGGTTGCGGAGTGGAGTAGGGCGTGGTGTAAGCAACTTCGCAGGTGCTTCAAGGTCAAACGCCGCAAATGAAGATGACAAAGGAGAAGTAAGTGTGATTTCCTTCTGAATGTCCTGCATTGCCATGCGCTGAGCCGCTAGAGCAGTATTCAAACCGTTCATAGCGTCACCTGTAAGTGACTTGTTAGCCGCTAGTGCTTCAAGTGTTGAGATTGGATCTGCCTGTGGTGCTTGTCCTGGAACATGTGAAGCGCGTGAAAGACTCTTTGAGAGTTCGCCTGAGTATTCCTCAAAGCGTTCTGCGGCTTCTTTAGGAGTTGCATCACTGAATAGATCGGCCACCTTTGGAGGTGTAAGTGCCATTTGTGTTTCCTTTCAGAGATTAGGTTGGATTACTTATTAAGGGTTTTTTCGTACTCTGCAATGTATTCATCTGCAAGTTGCTTGTAACCCTTAGCAAGTGTTATGTCATTGGTTGCTTTTGCTTTTTCTTTGTAAACAGCGGCCTTTAGTAGTAAGTCAGAAGTTGCTTTCACATCTACTGGGTTTACTGTTCGCTTTGGGCCACCACCTAAAGCCAAAGATTTTGCGGTTGCCAACTCAGTTTCCAAACTCATTGCTCGCACCTCAGCCGCCTCTTTTGCGGACACAAGGTTGGCAATCTCTGATTTGAGAGCCTTTGTTGCTTTATCTACCACTTCTTCTACTATGGCTTCTAACTTATCTGCTGAGTTTTCATCAACAGAAACTTCTTCTGTAACTTCTTCAGTTGCTTCTTCTGCAACTGGTGCTTCTTCTGCTTCCGCAGATTTAGGTGTGTCCGCAGGAGGAATGATTGTTGCAGTGTCTAGGTTTGCGCCTGTCTCCGCTGTTGGTGTCATGTCGGTAGCCGCGTTAGACTTGTCTGTTTCTTCTAAAGATTTCATGTAGTTCTTAAAGCAATCATCTGCTTCTTTGTCTGACATACCTACATTTTTGCAACGAGCCTTAAATTCTTTTTCTGTCTCGCCCTTCATAGGCTTCATGTCTTTGTGTGCAGACTTTTCAGCGGCCATGTACTTGTCATACATAGCGTTGATTGTATCTTCCTTCATGCCCGCTTCTTTACAGCGCGCTTTAAATTCTTCTTTTGTTTCGCCTTTCATAGGCTTCATTTCTTTTTCTTCAGGCTTTGTTGCCATTTCAATTTCCGTTTCTTCCATGATTTCTCCCTCTGCTTCTTCGCCCTCATACCAAGCATGGAGATGAGAAACGGCTTCTAGTAAATGTGAGATAGAAGAAAGTTCATTGTGACCTTCCTTCATTCCTTGCGCTTCAATAGAAATGAGATTTGCTAACGCTTCGCGGGCGCGCTCGTACTCACCTTTATCAAACTTGAAAAGATCACCAAAAATAGACTCAGGTACAGCAATTGTTTCTGATCCCACTGGGCGCTCCTTTGTTGAATTACTGTCAGATTGTAAACCTTTTTTCTTACTCTCTGTCTTGTATTTGCCGCCACGCTTTTTGTATTCGCGCACTACCCAGGCATTAGCGTAGGCAGACGGGTACACATCAAACTTTGCTTTAGCCGCTTGTATAACCTCTGCGTATAATTCTTTGTCCGCAGGCTCACCCTTACGCGGTTTAATTACTCCAGTGAAATCTTCTTCACCCTCTTTTTTCTCAATCCATTCCTCTACCTGTACCAAGTCCTTCTCACCATCAACAGACTTAGCCAAAACCAATTGGCAGTTAGGGTTGGCAGGGCGATCTACTAAAGACACTTCCACAATCTGACCATCAACAATGCGGCCATTTGCGGCTTTGCTATCGCGTACAACGCGTGGGTTTTTAATGCCTACTGAAAAACCCTTGAGTACGCCAGCATCTACCTTCTTAACTGAAACAGGATCTACAACCAATACGCCAATGTAATGTCCATCAGCCTTTGCCTCATACTCCTTAGCCACGCCTGCGGCAATGTTGCTGTGTTGCTCTCTAATGTTTCCGCCTGACTTAAACCAGGCAGGCATTGCGCGCTTGAGCCATTCGCCATCACAAATCTGTTGATCAATGTCAATGGAGTCATCTGTTGCCTTTCCGTAAACAGTCATTGTGCCGTCTGCGTTACGGTCAGCCTTCTCAATACTAAAGTATGAGGTGGTTGTTAGATTACTAGCCATTGATTTCTCCTTGTTTTCTTGTTCACTGGTAATTCTTTTAGCCCATGCTCTACCAGCGTCTCCGCCCCAAAGCAACCAAGCAATGTAACCTGCACTGTCTTTGCCCCAACCTTCGCCTTTTTTATCAACTTCATGGCGAGCAAAGTAAGAGTTCATTCTCTTTAATGTGTCTAATGATAATGCTTTTCCGTTTGATAAGTCGCGGGCGCGGGCAACGCCCACCTCTGTTCCGCCACGGCCATGCTTTTCTCTAAGTTCTAATCCGCGTTTGGCGTTATTGCGCACCTCTTGAGGTGGTACAAAGCCATCACTCATGATTACTCCTTAACGCGTTTGCCATAAGAGTATCAATTTTTGGTTACACAAGCGTTTTTAATCAACAGGGTCATAGCCAAATTCATTGACGCTGTTGCCATCAAACCACAAATCTTTGGCAGGAATAACTTGGCTTAGAATTTTGCCGCCTGATACATTACTGCGCAAATGTTCTTTGGCATAAGTAGGTGAAAGTGTTACCCAATCGCCAGGATTGATTTTTTCCACGCTTTCAGGTACGGCTCTGTAAATAGTTACAGGGGCATTAGGTTTGCCTTGAATTGACACAATTGCCGCTCTGCTTTCTTTATCTGCTTGAGCGTATCCTGAACCATACACTTTAGGATTTTTGTAGAACCCTGGCATCATTTCTTCAACATCAGTTGCAGGTGATCCAAATTCGTCTGCCCTTGTAGGGGCTTGATGGCGCATACGGTAATCATTTGTTTCTTCATACGGCTCAGCCGCACCCGCTTGTTCTGCTCCTTCTACTGCCGCGCCGCCACCAGCACCACCTCCACCTTGCGGCCCACCTGCACCAAAAGTAAAGCGGCCTTTAGAGTCACGGTTAGGGTTGTTCTTTTCAATGTCAGCATCAATGCCTTTGTCATAATTTACGCCTTGCCGCACTACTCTTAAACCATCTAAAGAGTCATAAATAAAGCGTTCTTTTAATGTTTTCATTGTTGAACCACCTTTACATCTATTATTGAACCCATACGATCTATTACTTCAAACTTAGTGCCTCTTGGTAATAACCATTCACTTTCAGTTCCTTGAGTTCCCCAAAACGCATCTAGCATAATCCCTTTACTTCCTTCTGGGTTTACTATGCGTAATACGCGTGTTTTACCTGTACCTCCTGTAATAGTTGTGAAATCGCGGGCTATGTCAAAATTAAGGGTAGTAGAAGCAAATCCATTATCTTCAAATACTGTACCTGGCGTAAATTGATCTAAAAACTCTACAAGTTCATCACCTGAAACGCCTCTGTAAGAAATAAAAGGTTCTGTTGTTCTAGGTGCAATCTCAATAGCGGCATCTATTTCTTTTGCCAATGCTTCAGTTTTTTGCATAATTTCATTACTTGTTTCTATTGAATTACGCTTCAATAATCCTTCTCTGAATTTATTAGGATTTCTTGACCAACTATTTATAGATTTATAATCGGCTTGTTTGTAATCAATCAATGCTTTTTTCATTTCAGGCGTTGGAGTAGATCCTGCGTTACTAAATTGTGGATCTTGTCGTAATTGGAAATTTTCATAATCTTCTATTTTGTTTGCAGGTATGTCCTCTAATGATCTGTAATCTGTTACAGGTTCTGCACCTACAACCCCTTCAGAAGTTATAGGTGGTTCAGTAATACTTCCCGCAGTATCGGCTGGATCATCTTCCATGCCAGGAATTACAGGTAGCAACACGCAACGGCAATGAGGGTGAGCAGGAGGTTGTTGATCTCCTGATGCAAATGTTTGTCCAATTTGGATTACTTGCCCATCATTCTTTGCGCAAATGTCACACGGATCAGACACAGCCCATTCTATTTTTTCTAGGTTAGCCTCTTTGTAACGCTCAATAGATGAAAACGACATAGCGCGGTTTTGCTCAGTAATAGCAATAGTTAGAGCGCGGCTAGGACTTGCCACATGCTTGCTAATCATTACAGCCGCACTTTCAGCATCTAAACCAAGCGCAATTGCGTCAGAAAGAGCAGTGCCTAAATTAACAATTGTTTCTTTGTTAAAATTTTTGAAATAACTAGCCCCTCCTGTTGATTGCAAATAAGCCTCAAACCCTTTAGTTGGGTCAAGCAAAAGAGCAGTGGCTTTATCTCCTGGTTTCCAGTTATCCCAATTAACTGCAATGTCATCTGCCTTGTTTGCTTCTTTAGTTTTATTGATCCATTCATCAGCGGCAACCTGACCTAAAACATAAGCCTCTGCCCATGCGCGCATGACTGTTTGGCGTAGGGGTTCATCATTGAGATACACATTGAGAATAAGCCATGAACGAGCGCGGGTACGGTCTTGCGCAGGGTTATCTGTTGGCTGTGGCATTGTTTCTTGGTATTTACTAAAGACTCTTTTGAAGTCTGTTACCTGGCGCAGTGCTGCCCTAATCTTCACCGCGTTCTTTGCCGCTAAGCGCCCATCTGCCTTGAGAGCGCCCTCAATCATGTTAGATAAGCCTTAGCCAGCGCTCTTGCGGTATCCAAATCACCATCAAATGCACAACGGTTAAGAGCATCTCCAACAATAGGATCAAGTGACTTGAACTCAAATAATCTTGCGCGCTTACCTTTAGCCGCCCATTTCATAAATGCTTTTACTTCAGTCACTTCTTCATCTTCAGGTTTTACCTCTGTTGCAGGTTCTTCCTCAAGAGTGTTAGGAGTTGTAGGTGCATCAGGTGTTGCATCAGGGCCGCTCAATGTTGGAGCAACTGAAGCAGTAGCCGCATCAATCAATCCATCAGGTGAGAACAAGTAAACACCCGATCCGCTTACAAGAATTGGCATGTCAGCCTGTGGCGTATCAAGCAACGGCAAACCAAGTTCTGATCTGCGCTCATTGACTGACTTACCCGCAGATGTAACTTCAATTTGGTTCTTGCGCGCATTTTCTTCTGTGTCCATACGCTGTGAAGTCATAAGTTTGAATTCAAGTTCACGCGGCATACCTAAGTATGTGTAAGAAAGATTTGTAAGTTGTTTAGAAATCCAGTTAGCAAGAGGCCCAATACCTAGCGCTTCACCATTTTCTGCTTGTCCTTCTGAGAAACCAGCCCCACCTAATCCGCTCTTTGGTGAAAAACCAATTTCCGCAGGCTGTACACCAAAGTGTCCACAAATAGAAGTAACTAAATAATCATCAAGCGTGTCTTTGAACTTCTCGCCATAACCTTCATTAACAATAGGTGTCAAGCCCTTTGGCAGTAGGCGAGCGCGCTTGCGTTGCTCTGTCTGTCCTGCAAGATCATCATTAAGAATACGCTCATAAGCAAGCAAAAGGTCAGGGTTAGTTCCCCAATCCTCATCAGTTGTAAACATGAGTTCAGGCATTACACCATCTGTGTACTCTGCTCTAATCCATTGTTGGCGGCGCAAATAAATGTCAGCAAGTGGTAGCGCTCGTTCTACTGGGCTAAATCCGTAAACAGTTGTTGAGCGGCGATTGCGTACCATGTAAGCCAATTGATCCGCAGTGAATTCACCATCTGCCTTTGGATCTTCTTCTGTTGCAGAAAATTCTGAACGCGGGAAACCATACAAAATTTGTTGGAACGCAGCGTTAGGTGGCATTGGGCGCATACCGCGATCATCAATAAGCGGTTTAATTGTTGAACCATCAAGAATTTGGAAACCATAAAGATCCCCGCCTACTGTTGGCTGTGGGTAGATAGCAAGCGCATCAATTACAAGAATGTCCTCAACAGCAATGTTGATCCAGTCCTGCCATGTGTAACCATTTGCCTTGTCAGGGTTTTCCCAAAACTCACGCAAGCGGTTAATTTCATCTGTGTACTTTTCACGGGCTTTAGCCATAGCGCGCACATGATCCCCGCCTGACTCAGCCGCAATTTTTTCTGATGCGTCTGCACCTAAAACAATGTCAAAATCTAAACCATTCATCTTTGATTTAGTTACTTCAATACATCTGCGCAAAATGTCAATACTGTCACCAGCGGCTCTTAAGGTTGTAAATGGAACTAGGCGCGTTGGAACAATGTTGATGTTCTGCGCAACTTGGTACTCATAACGGCGCGGTTCAGGGCGGCCTGTTGCAGGGTTAATTGGGTTAATCGCACCAGGGATAATTGGATTGCCTGGGCCAAATGGAACTGTTGCGCTAAATGGTGCGCGTGGGAGTGCGACATTGTTGCCGTATGTCTGTTGCATTGCTAAACCGCTTTGGGCCATAAGGTCATCAGTGCCAATTGTTGTAGCACCTCTAGGCAGGTTAGGGCCTTTTTCAAGATTGCCAGTTGCTATTGCTCTTGCGATACGGTCACGCAGACCCATGCGTATCTCCCTTGTTATGCCTCTTGTAAATCAGGCGTGTGGTAATGATAGCGATTTCTGCAACTTCATGTATTGTAACGCTTATGAACTTAGTTGAGAAGGCAGTTCATTTTGGAGGCAAACTAGCGCCATTAGTAATTCCTCATGGATTAACTAGTGGCACTGGGCTAATGAACCCATCAATTTTTATTGATGATAAAGGCCAAATCCTTGTGAACCTGCGACATGTAAATTACACGCTATACCATGCAGAAAATGAGCAGAAGTTTCCTAGCCGCTTTGGGCCACTGTCATACCTGCACCCTGAGAAAGATCAACGCCTTGTAACAGTCAATTACTTGTGCTTACTCAATGATGACCTTGAGATGATCAAACACGCCAAAGT